TACATCGAGGAAAGGGCGTTCAGGGCTTTCTTAGAATTCTTCTCGAAAGCCGCTTCGGCAACGGTCCAAGGTTCCGCCGTAGACCCAGGAGACATGACCAACTTAAGGTGATCAACCGTGACGGGAACCCCAGCCGGAACAATGAGCCGAAGCTTCTGAAGCTCACTGGCCAACCGATAGTGGTCTCCGCCTCCGGCTTGGAACATGACGCTAGCGGTGCGGTAGTCGACCAAAAGGCCAAGCGGCTTGGCCTCCTCTTGGATCCACTTGACGACTTCGTTGTTGGTGTCGAACGTCTTGAGCTTCTTGTACTCGCGGGTTTCGATCTTGTCCCCAAGTTTGGACCAGAAGACAAACAGCTTTTCGTCTCGGGCGATGAGGGCCAGGACGCATCCGAGGTCCTTAGGGCCCTTACCCTCCAGATACGACTTCATCGCCTTCTCAGGCTTGAACTTGTGGGCGTTGTCCACGACGATAACTCTCGGCTTAGTGCTAGCCGGGTCATCCAAGTCGACGATCATCGTGGAACAGATTGAGGCTAGGGCGCTGTCGTCTACCGACGAGCCATCAACTACCACTACGGTCCGGTTCGGTTGGTCCCGGTAGCTGTTGAAGTCACGATCGAGGAAGTATTCTTCTTCCCCAAAGGACGCAACAACAGGTGTAGTTAGTCGGAACCCCATGCCATTAACCGCAAAATGCGGCAGCGATGGCCGACTTCAGTTGGAAGGATAGGTTGACGTAAGAGGACTCATACCGCTCACTGAGGGTTTTGAGTACCCCCCACAATTGAAACCATCTGTCGTCTTTTACTCGGTTTCGCATTGTGATTAGGTCTTCAAGCACGTCCTGGTTGATCGCTCTTTGAGGGTCGACTCGGACTACCAGCACGTCATGAACAAGGAAACAAAGGAATCGAAACGCTAGAGGCAGCTCTTTGCTTAGTTCGTCAATAGACGCGAAAGCAGACGAAAAGTCCCCCGTCGCACCCGCAAGCAAAAGCCCGAGTACGGAGTCACGAATTGCGATCCGGTTCGAGCCCCAATAACGGGCGGCCCTACCTACCGAACCTTCACCCATACGAGTGTAGACAAGAGCTTTATCGGGATCCGACTCGAACCTAGAAATTCTCTCAAAGATAAACGAATCACTGAGTTTTTGGAAAGGGACCCTCCCGCAACGCGACCGGATGGTGGGGAGTACACGCTCGTAGGATTCGGCAAGCATAAAGAAGCGGGAAGCTGCTGGGGGTTCCTCCAAGGTCTTGAGGATTGCGTTAGCTGCCGGGATCGTCATTCGATCAGCGCCATCCACGATGAAGAAGCGGTATGGTGCTGAGGTCGGGTACGAGAAGGACTGCGTAACAATCGCTCGAATGGCGTCGACTCCTATCTCCTTATCTGAGGGAGCAGACACGACGACTACATCAGGATGGACTCCGTGCTCTACCTGAACGTACTCCGAGCTGTTCGCACCCCGTTGCTTGCTGACCAGTTCTTTTACAGCGGAGATAACCGCGAACTTGCGACCCGTACCCTCTTCCCCGATGAGAAGAAGAGGGGAGGAGATTTGGCCTTCGACCACCCTCCGCAGGTAACCCACGGCCTCGTCTTGGCCCACCACATCACTCAACACGACCCACCGGAAGAATGTTCTGAGCCTTGGGTTCCACAGGCTCGATGACGAGACGAACGAAGTAGTTCTGCCCGCACTGCCCGCAGATCATCCTGAAGACTTCCTGCCCGCTCTGACCTAGAACCCCCACACATCCTGTACGGGTACACCGCATCAGACCTACACGGGGTTCGGGGCCTTCCATTAGAGCTTCGCTTTACCCCGAGACTGCAAGAATCGAAGAACCGAACCGTAGACCTCATCCCCAGCGGCAAGGGTACCGTTGCGGATAGATCGGTCGGTTGCCTCCAGCCACTTGTCGATGGCTCCTGGGCTCCAGGCCATCTTGTAGTAGGCCATGCTAAGGAACTGTTTGCGGATTGAATCCTTCCGCTCGAAAGGGATGTCCCCCGTAAGCCAGAACAGAACAGCCATCGACATGGCGTAGCCCCGCTGCTCCAGGCGGACTCTACCTGAGGAGGGCCAAGGAGCCAGGCAGGCTAGACCCAAACCAAAGGCGATGAGAGACCACCACCCAAAGAAAAAGGCAAGCACCGTCCCCGTGATGAGGAACGGGATCAGAAGTGCTTGGGGGAGGGCGTAGCTCAGCCGAAACCAGAGGGGGCTCGCCTTCGTGTCAAGAAGGTGGACCCGCTCGTGCGCCAACGTGATGAGAGATCGGCCCGGATCCTTCTCGTAGGACTCCTGGGTGGGGAACCAGACCTTCGGGTAGAAGGTCGTCGTGTACGACGTCATGTAACCTGGATTGAACGGCTTCATGATCAGACCCAGCAGCTTGTGGAAGCTCGACGTGTTCTTCCAGTCGAGCTTGAAACCCGGTACCACTGCGGCTGTGTCTGCTTCAAATGCGCGAAGGTCGGTCAGGTCCATTGGGGCAAGGGAGCCTTGCCCAAAAGGAGATTAGAGGTTGACCGACCCCCCTACCGATAGGTGCCAAGTGTGGTTGCACTTGACGCACTGATACAGGCGTTGATGAGCGGCCCCTGACCCTTCAGGCGCCATACCAGAGGTGATCTCGGTTGCTTGGATCGAAGTGCAGCTATCGTTGCGACACTTCATGTGGACCAGCTTCGGCCCTGGCTTGGCCTCTGGCACCAAACCGGGGCTCACACCTGTTTTGTCAAAACTCATCGTGACCTCCTAGATGTTTGAGACTGGGAACTCAATCGTGAAGAGTTTCAGCAGTATCGTCACCACTCTCTCATAAAGCTCTGTGTCCCATATCACCGAGGCCGACGGGTCGAAAAAGGTGTTGGGGTAGAGAACACCGGGAGTATTGACAGGAAATTGCGTCGTATCCAGGGTCCCATCTTTGAGATAAGGGACGACCTTGACCCAATCATCCGACCTCACAAGAATGTTGATCCCACCCCCAGGGTTGAAGAGCCGGGTACACGGGATGTCGTGAATAACATAGCGATCTACGCTGGCACGCCCCCGAAGAACTGCAACGATACCCCTCGCTAAGGCCGGGACCTCGTTACGTGTGAGTCGTTGTGGCCTTGACCCGTAAATCTTGAAAAGTCGGTTGTCCACGCTCAAGGCCAAGGATAACTAGAATCAGTACCCAACTGGACGGAGAGCCGGACCGTTATTCCCGTCGTTCTTTCGGATGGCGCATTCCGTCGTGAGGAGCGTACCTGTCAACGAAATTGCGTTCTCGATAGCAGACCGGACCACCTTGGTGGGGTCGAGGATCCCGACCATCTTCAGATCGGTAACTTCGTCCGTACGGGCGTCGTAACCGAGGAACTCATCACTGGCCTCCCGGATCTTGTCGAGATACCTGTCTGGGTTCTTGATGCCCCCGTTTTTCAAGATGGCATCAAAAGGCGCCTGACAAGCAGCGAGAGCCAGCTTGAATCCGGCCCACTCCTCCTCGCCTTCCGGCAAGGGGTAGATGGGAGCTTCCGACGGGGTACCCGTTCGATACGCGTTCGTGTGGGCGTCCACGGACCAAGCCGCTCGAACGAGACACATCCCACCCCCAGGGACAAGACCGTGATCGATGGCCGCTCTCGTTGCATAGAGGGCGTCCTCCATGCGGGCCTTGATCTCCTTGAGGGCCAGCTCGGAGGGTGCTCCGACCTTGATCGAGCACACACCCCCAAGAAGCTTACCGAGCCGGTCCTGGAGCTTCTCACGATCAAACTCGCTCCCGGTCCTGGCGATGTCCCCCTTGATCTGCTCGATACGGGCGTCAATGGCTTCGGCCGTCCCACCACCATCAACGATGGTGGTCGTCTTGTCGTTGATCTTGACGGTTCGAGCCGAACCAAACATGTCCAAAGTGACCCCTTGGAAGGTCATACCCATCTCCTTTGAAACGAAGGTGGCTCCCGTAAGAACGGCAATATCCTTCAGGATTTCCGTCTGTTGCATCCCAAACCCTGGAGCTTTCACGAGCTGGCTCATAAGGGTCTTTGATCCGAAGTTCTGGCAAAGCGCAGCGAGAGCCTCACCGTCGAAGTCGGGGGAGATCCAAAGAACGGGCCGCTGCTCTTTGACGATCAGCTCCAAGACTGGGATGAAAGGCCGGATCAACGTCATCGTGATATCGGTCACGAAGACGTACGGGTTGTCCAGCGTAGAGGAGTAGGTGTCAGGGTCCAGCATGAAGGCTGAGCTGATCCAACCACGGTCGATCTTGAGGCCATCCGTAGCTTCGATCGTGATGTCCATCGTCTTGCCTTCTTCGATGTTGACGACCCCATCCTTGCCGACCTTCGCAACGGCCTCAGCGACGATCTTCCCGATCCTCTCGTCCCCGTTGGCACTCACGGTGGCGACGCTCTCTACATCGGCCTGCGAACTCACCGGAAAGCTCTGGTGGAAGATGGCGGCTTCCAAGTAGAGGTATGCCTTGTCCATTCCCCTTTTGAGGGAGATGGGGGCGTGACCAGCGACGATGAGCTTCATACCCTCGACAAACATCTCCCGAGCGAGGACGGTGGCCGTTGTCGTACCGTCCCCAGCATCATCGCTGGTTTTGGATGAAACTTCCCGGACAAGCCGAGCCCCCATGTTCTCCCACGGGTCCGACAGCTCGATCTCTTTGGCGACGCTCACCCCATCCTTCGTAATAAGAGGGGCTCCGAAAGCCTTGTCCAGACAGACGTTCCGCCCCTTGGGGCCGAGGGTAACTACGACCGCATCGGCGAGCTTGTTGACTCCAATGAGGAGCTTCTTGCGGATGTCTGAACCTTGCTTGATCGCCATCGTTGCTTCTCCAGTTTGCCCAAGACCCCTTACCGGGGTTTACGAGCACTTGAGTACACCGCTGCGATCTCTTTTGGGTCCAAATCGGGAGGGTCTTCCTCTACCCTCACCCGGTAGGCTTGGTCGTGAGCGCGAAGATCATGGTCTACTTCGGCCTTCCGGGGAGCCCAAGGCGAGTTGGGGTTGGCTGGGGTTGCCTGCATCTCCAGCCAACCCAACAGGTTGAGGAGGGCGAGTTGCTGGGTAGCTTCGACGTCAACTCTGACCGGCTCTTTCTTCTCATTAAGCAAGGTCGCATGCCAGAAGTCGTTCTCCGCCTGTCCGGTATCGAAGTTCCAACCCTTGGGTAAACGAACGGCAATCTCACCAAGGAGTTGATCGGCATCCCAGCTACCAGCGTCGATCGGAAGGACCATGGGGACCCTTAGCTTACACCCCTCTCGCGACTAACCTTCTTGTGGGCACCCTTACTCAGTAGATACACTAAGTAGGGGTGCCCCGTGAAGACTTGTACCCAATGTAAGCAAACAAAACCGACGGACGGATTTTACCCCCGTGGAGATCGAGGGGGGTACCGATCACGCTGTAAAGACTGCGAAGCCAAAAAACGGGCGGCGGAGGCTCCACGGCGGAGAGTCTACAGGCAGGCAATTAAGGCTCAGACCGCTGCTACGCATGCTGAATACTACAGAACGCACCGGGATGAAATTCTCACTTACAACCGAGAATACTACCAAAAAAGGCGCCAGGAAGAGCCAGAGTGGGAACTATTGAGTAGAGCCAAGAATAGGGCGAGTAGAGAAGGTCTTTCCTTTGACTTGACGGTGAAGGACATCCACATCCCAGACATTTGCCCGGTCCTGGGTCTCTCTTTAGAGATGACTTCGCGCCGTGGTAAACAAGGCCCGTTGCCGAATAGTCTAAGTATTGACCGGATCGACTCCTCTAAAGGATACACCCGTGGGAACGTTCGAGTTATCTCAAATCGAGCGAACACCCTGAAGTCTAACGCAACAGTGGAGGAGTTGGAGCTGGTGTTGAAAGACCTTCGGTCTAGGGGTGAGGGAACGATCCCCAGCGCTCTAGGTGATTACTGAAGTTGCTAGAGAAGCAGGGGGTTGCAGATTGTGCTGAGCGTTAGCGATTCACTAACAGGCGGAAAACGGAGGTCTCGAACCCCTAAGCCTTTCAGCTCTCATCCGATTTCAAATCGGCTCCGGCGTCCCAGCCGGTTCATCTTCCAGATTTTGCTCGTCTAAGCACCCAAGCTGCTCTCATCTTGGCTTTGGTTTCTTCTGAGTGAGGCCCACGCTTCCTAGCTGCAAGGCTCATCAACCTACGCTGCTCTTCGGATTTGGGCTTCTTCCCAAGCGCTCGAATGTGAGCCACGCGCTTGGGATCCTTCATCCCCTCTCGCATCTTGGCCCTGGTTAGCTCACTGCGCTTCAAACCAACGTTGGACCGAGCTACACGAGACACGTTATATAGGCGTTCTGGCGAGTGAACGTCGATGAAGCATTGTTCGACTTTGAGTCGAAGCTCCGGGTCATCAATGACTTGAACAACCACGAACTGAAACGCTGACTCTCCGTAGAGGCGCCAAGCCGCCTGCAAATGTGGGGCGTGGTGCTTGTTCTGTCGGAGTAGGTGACGATGCAGGACCCATCGTTTACGAATGGCGCTCGTGCTGCCAACGTAGACGTTACCGTTCAACTGGTTGACGATCATGTAGACGCCACCCGCGTTGACCCCGCATCCCATCGGCATGGGGACCGGGAAATTCAAGTCTGCCTCAGAGAGATTAGGCACTAGGCTGCCACTTTAGCATCTCAAGGAAGAGGTGCCCCTGCTCAATAGCATCGTCGATCGCGATGTGTGTGTGTTTGACTTCAGGATTGAACCAGCTCTTCGGCATGTTCCGCTTGGTAGTCTCTTTGAACGACGTACCGAGCTTGGCCATCGCGTAGGACTTCATATCCAAAGCTGAAAAGCTAAAGGGGTCTTCCCCGGTGAATCTCACCAGGTACCAGTGGATGAATGCGTGATCGAAGGTAGCCGGGTACCCTACGAACACGGGCTTCCCCGGCAACGACTTCACCCAAGCCACGTACCGCTTCATCGTCTCAGCGATCGGCATCGGATCTTTGCGACAAGCCGCCCAAGCCGCCGGGTTCTTGTCCCAGAACTCACTCTTGGTGAGCGGGTGCATCGAGGCCCCAGGGAGGAACTCCAGGTTCGCCTCGAAGGTACCGATCTGACCGTCCTTCAACGTAAAGGCAGCCGAGCCGAACGAAACCATCGAATGAGGGCCGGGGATTGGCCCATCGGTCTCGATGTCCGTGGACACGTAAACTTCGTTGTTTTGCATCGGTTAAGCTACACCGACTGCATTTCGTGAATGGTGATACGAACGGTATGACCGGGGTACCACCATGTGTTCGACGAGACGTGCCACTGCAACCCGCCACCGAGCGCACCGCAAAAACGGTCGAGGGTTTTGGCTTCCCGAGCACCGAATTCATAAGGCTCCGATACGAAATTGAGAGATTTGTGGCAACACGCGAAGGGGCCAACGTTGGATGTACCCCAATGATCCAACCACCGGCCCGAGTCGATGATGGGGATCGTTTCTTCTAAAATCAGCGAGGACGGGAGGCGACTCAGTGCGTGAGCCTTGCGATACACGTGGAGACGTTTGGTCAACCAAGGGGGCACCTTATGGAGCTTCACCTCGCCCGGCTTGAGGAGACGACGGACATCTTCGCTGGGTTTTCGTTGGGCGGGCATACCTTATATACACCACCAAAATAACGGAAGGGCCGCGTTTCCGCAGCCCTTCCGTCCCATTAGACTGGAATTACCAGCGCTTGCTGCGAGCCTTCCCAACTTTCGACTTGGGGGGCTCCACTGGAGGGGAAGCTGACAAGCCTTCCCCGAGCGGAGGAGGTGACCCAATGGACGGCATCACGAGAGGCGGAAAGCCGCCATTGAGGCTGAGGTCCAAGCCACCATTGAGGCTGAGGTCCACGGGAGGCGTACCGAGCCCAAGGAGGTCAAATGGAGGCTGGGCCGAGGGATCCGGTACCACTGGAGCCGTGAACGATTCGACCATCATGTCCTGCTGGGCGTTTGAGACCGAGTAGTTGGCTGAAAGGAGAACCTCTTGGTCCTCGGACGCCAGACCCGAAGCCTGAAGACCCCGCGTCATAGCCCTCCGCATCCCTGCTCGATTCCCCGAAGTGCCTCGGTAGGAGTCCGACGTTACGTACATGGCGTTGACGTGGGCTGCTACGGCTGCAACGCCAGCATGACCACGGGAATCAAGACCAAGGCGAACGTCCGCAATGGCCGCCGCAGCCGCCACGAAGTTGCCACCACGGGCAAACTTCTCAGCCTCGACCTGAGCTTCCACGAGCTGGGCTCGGGCCACGATCTCATCAACCTCCTTCGTGGGGGTCTTCTGCTCATCCCCAGCCTTGACGAACTGAACCTTCGCCTTGGCTTCGGCCGTCTTCGACACGAGCTTCCCGTCCGCATCGAGGACTTGGTACTTGATCTTCACGTCAACAGCGTTGACCTGACGAGGCCCTGGTTGCTTCTGGGAAGCCAACTTCATCATCAGGACGAGATTCACGGTCTCCTCGCTGAGGATGTGTGGGATTTTGACCTGAACTTCACCCGTGGTCTCTTCTTCCACGTCGGCATCCGAGAGGACTTTCGTAACGAGATGCCCGTTGTGAGGGATCACCTCAATCACGACGTCTTGAGCGTAGGTGGAGAGCAGACCCCCAAGCTCCTTCCCGAAGGCAGCAAGAGCCCCATCCGGGTCTCGGACGTAAGCGTAGTTGCCGTTCCCCTTCGTTGAGAGGGCTTGTAGGAGGTCTTGGTTGGCGTCGTTGCCGTACCCGAAGGCCGACACAGAAGCCCTACCAGCCTGCTTCTCCAAGAGCGCATTCAAGCCCACAGGGTCCGTCACCCCATGAGTGGGTTGACCGTCCGTGAACATGATGACCCGGACGAGGGTTGCTTCGGGGAGGTCCATCTCGTTCGCCGTCTGGAGACCGAGGAGCATCCCCGACGAGAAGTTGGTACCACCCTCAACCTTGAACCGGCCGACGAGGGCTTTGAAGGCCTCCTTGTTCTCGGGGGTCATCTTCACCGGCTTGGCGTCGACACGGGCCGAATTCGAGAAACTGATGATGCCGAGGTAGTCGTCGGAGGAGAGGTGCTCGATGAGCTTCAGGATTGACTGCTTGGCGTAGGCCAGCTTGTCACCCCCCATCGACCCCGAGATGTCGAGGACCGGGAGGATGCAGAGCGGTGGACGCTTGGCTTGCCAGTCGCCCTTGGGGGCGGTGATGGAGACGACCAAGTGAAGGTCGTTGTCCTTGTCGTGGCGGACGGATTCGTACGTAAACTGGGGCTTGATTTCCATGTGGGTCACCATCGAGAACGTGGGAGGTGCCGAGACGCGGAGGATTGGACAAACCTCCCAAATCTCAACGGTTTTCCGTTACGTCCGCGACTTCGCCCAAACCCAGAAGGTGCGGCTCTGTCGAAAAGGAACCCAAGCCTAGGCGCGGTCCCGGATACACATAGTACACCGAAATGACGACAGGGCTCCACCTTTTTCAAAGTGGAGCCCCGCCGGGGCCAGTAGGTCTCCTTTTGGGAGTTGTTACGCTGCGTGAGCGCCTACCACGTAGTAGCCGTCACCGTGCTTGTGGGCCTTCGAGAGGTCCAGGTACGGACCCCACGCATCCGGGATCTTCCCCGCGTCGATGAAGACTGGGTGAAGGGGGAGTGCATGAGGCTTGGCGGGCTTGCGGAGAAGGGTCATCTTGGCCTGCTCCGGGGTGCGCCCACCCTTTCGGTCGTTGCACGGGTAGCAGGAGGTCACGATGTTCTCCCAGACCGTCTTCCCACCCTGGCGCCGCGGGAGGACGTGGTCGTAGTTGAGACCTTTCATCA